TAAATATGTTGAGAAGAAATATGAAAATATTGCTAACGCAGAAGGTGTGAAAACGCCTACTGCTATCAACTTTAACGAACAAGGTTACTACGGAAACGTTTGTGACCCGTTATACACGGAAATAGAGAATAGACCAACAGAGTTTGTAATACCAGATAGTTATTTGAGAGGACGGTTTACTTTACTAGCAGACAATGAAGATGCCATAGCATTAGTAAAGAAACATGAAGTACCAGGAATAATTGAAGTAGTTGATAAGTCACGTAATCCACACGCCCTGTATGCTGATTTTAGGACCGTTTTAATACGTATAGCAGTTACAGCAGGCTTACCTTACACTCATTTAGTAGAAACCAATGGAGGGAAGAGATTAGCTAATATTGATCATCCTAATGTTTATACTGAGCTTAATCTTTTAACACCAAGAGACCTAAAAGTGTATAGTAAAATGAGTATCGCATCTAAAACCACTAATCACCACCATGTCTGCACTTATGACAGTCAAATTGGACACTGCAGCAAGGTTGGTGCACTAATGAGGGATAGCAAGACCAGAATCAGGCACATTCATGCTGATGATGGTTATTATGGGTCTTACCAAGATTGGGTGGACCAAGCTTTTTCTAGACCACAAGATACTCATTATTTTATTGGATTAGCTTTCAGATATTCAGGAACTCACACGGTAGATGGTGAGGCAATTTCCCATACTGAGTTATATATGAAAGGTGATAAACAAATGGTTAAATTTAGAGTTAAAGACGCTTATTCTGAAGCAGCTCCTTATGAGCATGAGAACGTCTTTGGAGTTTTTCTGAACTATGACCAAATCTGCCATCACTACGTCGATAAAGATGGACGCAATCGCACGATGGTGCAAATAGTTGAGGAGAGGGTACCTTTAGGAACAGCAGAATACCTACTCATATCGATTAAACACGTACCTACTCATACACCCAAAACCACTATGAGAAACGTAATGTATCGCACTAATGATCTTATCAATGTTCTGGATTCAGAAGGAATGACCCAGTTTAATGCAACAAAATTGGAAAATGGGTCTATATTTCACCAGACCGTTGATGGATCAACCAAATTCTACGTTTACGCCAACCAAACCATACAACAAAGGTCAAGTTTGTTAGGTGGTATCTTCGATGGTTATTTGTTTGATATTGAAGCAACAAAAATTGAAGGTGCCATACCATATGATAAGTTTATAGCCGTGACTAATAGTTTGATAGCTAAGGATACCCCATTAACTACAAAAGAAATACACACGTTGATTAGTCACCATTGTGTAGGGTCAATGACGGCCCCACATTTGATACCAGCAATGATACAGTTAGCCATGTCAGAGGCAGTCCGATTGATGGCTTTAACTTTCGCAATGAATGCTGGTGACAGCAGTCCACTAAAAATTTATAACCGATTAAAGAATGAGGATTTTAGTGATTTGTCCCGTTGGAATTTTATAAAAAAATTTGACACTTACGTTGCAAGTAAGATGCCTGAAATTTTTGTAACTAATGTGAAGATAACCCAACCAAGGACAGCCACGGAAAGCATACATGATGCACCAGTAGGTCACTTTGTGAATGTGAAAGCCATAGAGGCCCCAGTCACAGCCCCTATTGAAGAAAATGTGGATGACTCGCTTAATTATGACACCAATTGGGTGCATAAGGCTTATAAACCAGATGAGGCTGATAAATTCAGTCTGGATATGGAGATACGGCATGCGGTTGATGCATGCGTACGCAAACTTAAACATGGAGCAGCACGATTAGTGGAGAGTTTTAAAGATAAACCTATTTTACCCAGAGAACAAGTCATAGAGTTAGCGGTTTTACCGCCAATAACTATTGAGCCAATGGGTGAAGCAGAACCAGCTGAAAAAATCTATGGTGTTTTAAATATAAGTGAAACACCAAAAATAACTATCCCGGTCCAACCAGAAACCACGACCCCAGCACTAGAGGAAATCGTGGTGGTTCGCCCAAAAACACCAGAACCGATAATAGTAGTAGAGAAGAGCAATGACATTATGGAAGAAATGATCAGACAAGCAACCTTCATGAAGGAGACTTTCAATTTTCAACCCTATGAAACAGAGTTGATTGAAATGGAACAACAGGTACTAGAGTTTTTGAAGATCAAAGAACCCACATGGGAAAACCTCAAATCAATGGAGAAAATATTGACTGCAATGTTATTAGCGAAGCAATCACAGGAAGATGATGCATTCGATAACGCAGGTGAAATGTTTGAGGAACATGGACAGATTGATTCTGAAGATGGTGCTGAACAAGACAGTTACAATTCAGAAGAACGCAATCACTTGATCGATCTTGATCATAATTGTTGTGTAGCCCCTATTATTGCAGTCATAATGAGTGACATAGGGAAGCAACCCCTTAAGTGGGTTGATGATCATGAGGTATATGAAATCCTCATCAACAATTTTAAATATGATCCTGAACTCGGAAGTTGTGGTATCACTGTAAAAGCATTAAGCCAATTGGGCAAGCAACTACAACTTGATTATGAACTTAAGGGCAAGCACGCCATATTCCATTTAACTGATTCACAGTATAAAGTTTTTAAACTAATAGAAGGAACAGTTAATGATGACAACTTAATGTTCATAGAAACAGTACCAGCTAAGACCAGAGCAAATTACGTTCACGGTTTATTTTCTAAACCAACTAAGCCCCTTAACCCAGCTTTACGTGAATTGAAATCACTTAGGTATTCGAACGTTTCCGGTTTTAACTCGATTGAATTAGCAGAACCTGACCCCAATCACCAGATACATGGGAAGTTTGCCACGAATTATCGCGATTTGCACAAAGTGGTGAGTTCCTTAAAATGGAAGAATGAAAAGAAAATCCCTGACTTAGAAGCAGATGGTAGCCCAACATTCTTTAAAGAAGTGGCAGCAGTTCAGATAGCCCCTCGCATTGAAGGAGTGGACCCAATAGTGGTTTATAAGTCGACAACAGCCAGTCGCTTATGTAGTTTGTCACGTCAGTGTCAAAAAACAGTTAAACCAGAAAGGAAAATGTTTAGTAGATTTCAGGATTTTTCAAAGAAATACCTGACTAAACTATTTGAGAATTTCAATCCACAAATATCCTTCATTGAATGGTTTAGGCATTTGACTTTGGATCAGCAGGCAGTACAAATATCATTATACACTATGCTGAAGATTAATCCGTTTTTAGGACCAGTTACGATCCCTGAGGATTTTTTTAAACAAGAACTGACCCTATATAACGTGAACACCAAAGTCGAAAAACAAATTATGAATGGATGTGTGGCCAAGACACGTTGCGTGTCAGCCGCCAGTGAACTAGCAAAATTTGTTTATGGACCAATCTGTTATGCAATGGATGCTTACCTTCGTGTTAACTGCCCAGGTTATTACAATGGCAGCACGTTAGGAAAAATGGAGGATGTTCTCACAGCCTATTCAACACTCGGCTTTGATTCCTTCATTAGTACTGATTTTAAGCAGTATGATACTACCATGGATGCAGGTAAGAAGCAGTGCATTGACAATCTTGTCTACAAACTCGTTAGTAAACATGTAACGTATTTGGACCCAGCACAATGGGAAATAGCAGCCAATCAACTAACTGCTCATTACGTTATAAAACATGAAAACAAGACTGTAACTCATGCACACGTACAAGGAACCGTACAAAGTGGCCACCCAGCCACACTTGTGTTCAACTCATTGAGGACAATATGCTTAATGTTATTCGCATACAATGAGATCGGTATAGGACCAGAGATGCAAGGTATTTTATTTATACTACTGGTCAAAGGTGACGACCACGTCAGTGTGGTTCGTAAGAATTTAGTAGAGCAGATACTAAAGAGCATGCGGGCTTGTTTTGCAAGTAAAAACAAACCTGGCGAACGATATGGTTTGGGTTGTATAATAGCAGAATACATAGTGTCAGATTTTGACAATTGGAACTGGTGTTCGTTACAAGCTTACAGGTTGAAACCTACCATCGTGAACAAGAAAGACTATGCTGAAATAATAGCGAAGTGTTCAGGTGGAACCTTAAAGATTTATGGTGACGAATATATCTGTGTAAGACCATTTAAGATAGTGAGACCATTACACAGATTCATGCCTTTGCAACCATACTCATTAAACGCAGTGCAACTATCACATACTGAACGTGCAGCATTAGCAGCTAGCATGTATCAGGCTAATACCAAATGGCTCACAGGGTTGAAGTTCTTGGAAACACTAAACACCCTGTATTTAGTCTACGGGATGTGGATAGGTAAACCTAGCGATGATGCGGATATTTTGAATGCTACTAAAATGCTGGAGAAGCTTAATGAGTATAAGTATAATTGGATGTCTGCCATTGCAGATGACTTTAGATATAAACACGACAACGAAAAATATGAAGCTTGGATATTCGCCCAATATGACGTTAGCCAAAGCACTTTGGCGATTTGGAACTCCATCATTCAAGAGGATGGCGATAAACCAGTCATACATTTACCTGGGATTGAGAAAATTTTTAAGAAACTACCCAGTAAATACATTAAGTTGTCAGATGTCACAAACGGTCAGCATCCGATTAAGAATAACCCTACAATGGTAGTAACTAAAACTCACAAAACCCCAATGCCGAGCAAGATAGTTTACCCATTCGTAGTTGGATCAGGCGTGAAACAACACAAGCAGTCATTGTCAACAACGAACGTGGATAACCCCTCACTTAACTTCATTTTGTGTAATTACCTAATGGCTGTTAAGTTTTATGGGAAATTGTTCGTTATCAACCGGGCGCTAAGGATAGCGGCCCTTGACCCTCGTCAAAATCATCGTATCACTTTTGTTAAATCATCCCTTAAACAAATGAAAATGAACAAAAGTCAGATAAAAGAATTATCAGTGGAAGCAGCCAAAAAGGCACCACTTTAGGGAACGAAAGTTTATCCTGGCACCAGTTAGCCG